CGCTCGCAAGCTCGCTTGCGGCCGCTTCCGCGGCCTCTGTATCGGCATCCGCCGGTATTGCTTTCAGCATTTGTTTCCCCGGTCTTGCTAGGTCGGGGAGTTTCTTCGCTAGATCATCGGCATTTGCCGGATCATTTACGTAGTTGAAGAAGGCTTGTGGGTCCTGCCCGAATTCTTTCCGAACTTCGGCAGGAAGGTCATCGAATATCATTCGACCTTGCGTCAGCCTTTCCGTTTGTTCGTGGAAATCGAAATCGGAATAGTCTGCGTATACGCCTTCATATTTTTGGAGGTGCGAGATGGTCCCGGCAATATCTGCACGGGCCATTATTTTTTGTATGTCCGTTTCATCCTTGAAGGCCTGTTTTGTCCGCCCGTCTGGATAAAGCAGGGGCGGCATGAGCGCGAGAACTTGTTCTCGCGTAAGATTTTTTTCTTTTGAGGCTTCACGGAGTAGAGCGAGTGTATGTGACATTATTTTCTGCCTTTGTTGACCGCGAGATATGCGCGGATTATTTGTAGGATTATCGGTCCGGCTTTACCGCCGAATTTATATATTTCGGCTGCATTGGCCGAGTTGATCCATTTGTAGAATTGTTCTTCTGTTTTTACGCCGGGAACACGTAGGCCTACAATTTCCTGTTGAAATTCGGCCTCTTTATTTGCAGAAGTTATCCCGGCTAATTGTTCATGGATATTATTTGCTTGCCCTTGATAAAGGGCATCGAGGGATTGTTGGGTGTTCGCTGTTGCCATTTTTAGAGAAGTGTCAGCTGCAACGTTTTGCGTTTGAACTTTGATGAGCCTTCTTTGTGAGAGAGACTTGGCGGTGTTGGCGCCTTTTTCGCCTCCGGCGACGGCCGCCGCGCCAATGTTTCCCATGGTGGCCATGTTCCCTGCAGGAGTAGACGCGTCGAACTTGCCGGCAAGTATAGGATTAAGTCCACCGGCACGCATGTCTGCCATGCGCCTCTGCACAGCTGTGTTCGAGAGCCTTTCTTGAAAGTCGCGGTTGCGTTGTGCTTCTGCTCGGTTCTCGCGATTTTGGCGAGATTGACCGTAAGCGGAGAATATTGCACCAGCGACTGTTGCGGCTGCAGCGAGTGGCATTAGAGACGCGTTAGCCCCGGCACGCCAAATGTTGGCAATGGCCTGGCTGCTTTTATATGGTGGTAGAAGTCCGCAATCATGTGCGGTTCTGAGGGTATCGCGATAGCGCGATCGAGCGGCACACCAGTATTACTTATAATGAAGGTGTTGCCGAGAGTTGGGCCGGATGCGAAGTCCTCTGATAGGTGCCATGCGGCAAGCGTTGAAGCCGCATCCGGCCGCATAAGTCCGCTGAGTCTCGAGTTAAGATATCTATGTTCATCGTATCGGCCTTGGTAGCCGAATACAGTGTCGTCGTCACCGCCGGGGCCTTCGGCCCAGATTTCCTTTCTTAACACGGACTGCTCACCGATGTTCGCCAATTCTGGATATACGAATTCGTAGCGTGTTGATTTCGACCAGTAACGGTCGATCCCTTGTGAGTAGGTAATGTCACCGCGAAGATTTCCGAGAATAATTACCACTCCATGCTCAACGAAAGATTTCGTCCAGGAGTGGTTACCGGATGCGGTGCCATAGGCGGCAAGATTGCCCAATTTGTCATTTGCCGCTGGTGTTGGTTGTGCAGACTGCTGCTGCACGGGTGTCATATTAATTTGAGTACTGCCTCCCCCTAAATATTCAGCGCGTTGCAGTCTGAAGTCGGGAGAGGTTACGCCCCATCGAGCCTGTAAGGACTCGACGTAGCGAGTCCCTGCTCGCGCGTCTCTTTCGAGAACGTGTTGGGTGGCGAATGCAAGACGTATGTCATTGACAGTTGATGAAGTAGCGCCGGTAAGATCGGCGTAGAGCGGCGACCCTGCTGTCGTGGTCGCCGAAATATCGACTTGTGCAGCCCCAGAGTCGAGTTGATGGAAGATGCCAGAGGTGCCTAGTTTTACGGCGATTTTATCACCGACACTTGGGTCGGTTTCGCCGATAGTTTGAGACATTATTTCGGCACGATTGCCGAGAGGTAGTGACACGGCTGTTCCGCGTTGCGGCGCCGGTATGCAGCTAGTGAAGTAATCGAAACGCTTTCCGCGTTTCTGAAGTACGTGGTCATTAACGGAGTCGGGCCCGTTGTCCACGTCGAGTGTAATTGAGTCCTGGAGAGTTGCGGAACGAAACCAGTCGTTCCAGATTTTTGTGTAAGCCCTGAAGGGCATTGCCGAAACCGTTTGTTCGATGCCTGTAGGCAGGCCGAAGTAATCCGCTAATGAATGTACGGTCGGTTTCGGTGACCCGTCGAATGTGACGGTCGGAATAGTGAAGGATATAGAGTCGCCCGGATCGTCCTGGGCGCCGTGAAAGCGTTCGTGGTTTATCCAAAGAGTTCGATACGGGACGAAGAACGCGAAAGTATCGAAGTAAAGGTTATCAAGAATTGGAAATAGTGGTGTTGCTAATCGCATAAAGAAATTTGTATTTACCCGGAATGTATCTCCCGGAATTATGTCGATTGGTTGGCAAATCGGTACGAGATTATCCGCGTCGAACGTGCTTTTGTGCCCGTGCGACAGATTGAAGGTCGAGCGTGGAACGTTCACGCTCGGTGTTTGGGAGAAGTTATGTTGGGAGCGCATTAGTCTGTTAGTCCAGGTGTGTATTCACGGTTTTCGGTCTCGACTGCGAGATCGCGTTGATTTCCAGAATTTACTTTTTGAGTAGCTGCTATCGCTGCATGCGCTGTGCATAGGCATGTGTTTTCTTCGTTTTCTACTTTCCCGTTATTGTCGTCGAATGTTCCTAAACGGTAAAGTGAGTAATGTTCTGGGTGTCTGCCGATTGGGTGCTCGGCGTCGACGGAAATGTCCTGGAAGGACCGAATTACTTCGCCGTCTGATTGTCCGAAGAAGGGTTTCTGATAGACCCCTGCTGCGGTATCGAAGATTCCATATAATTGTGTTTTCATTCGAGATTCCTTTTTAGTTGGTTTTCTTTTGCACGCGCGTTGATATATTTGTCTTGAAGTCTTTCTGGAGTGAAGTCACTAGCATGTGCTGTGATGAATTTTTTTCTAAGTTCCCGTACCAGTTCGCGTGTTGCAGGGTCTTGCGATGCAAGAATGCTGGTGTAGTAGCGCGGTACGAGCTGAACAACGCCGTGCCCTGGCACCGGCGTTTCATCGGATGGAAAGATGTCTTTTTTGTATTTTTCATAGAATTCTGCCCCTAGCCCGCAAGGCTTTTTGCGGCCGGTCGACATTCTAATGTATTCGGGAAGTAGCCAATAGGCTTCTCCGTGCTCATCGCATCGGAGGTAATGTTCAATAGCCTTTTTTCCCGTGATTTTTTTTGCCGCATAGCCAGCCGTGTAGCTGGCAGTTGCGAAGTTAAGTTCTGAACAGGTAGAGAAGCCATAAGGCCATAATTTTTCGAGAGAAGGGCTTGTATATGTGTAGAGCCCTTCCTCGTCGTTAAAGAGTTGTTGGTCTCGGAACGCATGGTTAAAGAGACACATGTGATAATGGGGTCTTCCTTTTGTTCCGTATTCGCCGCAGTAAAAGTATCGTATTTTGTGCCCCAAATTTTGTTTGCGGAGTGCGCGTATGAACTTAGAGACATGAGATGGTGCAAGAGAGTGGTCCGCGGGTATGTATTGTCCTTTTCTGAATTGCTCTTTGGTGCATTCAGAGGGATCGCGGTAGGTAAGAGTAAGCCACGAATTGCCGCGGTTATCGACGTGCAAGTGGGACTCATGAATAATGCGGATTGCCCACATGATGCGATGATCCACGCGACAACCAAGGCACTGACCGCAGGCCACTTCCAGTGTTTGCGCAGTGCCGTTTTTATTGAATGTAAGTCCACCGGTTGCTATGTCCTTGTAGCCTTTTAAGGGTTTGAAGCAGGGCATTTACAGGCGGTATCCACCGCGCTGATTGTTTTTTCGGTGGGTTCCGGAGGAACGTTTGAAGTTACGTCTCGATGAGCGTTTTGACATTTTGCGGCGTCGCATATTTATTCGTCCTGGTTGTAGGCGAAAGAGCAGAGCTCCGCTAAATTGCGGGAGTTTTGAGAGATTGTGGTAGGTGTTGAATTGAGATTCACATAGGAACTGTCACCGTCCACCCCGCATTGCAGGGATGTGACGGAGCAGCCCATTAGTGCTGCTGGAATCAGGGACAGCATTAATTTAGGTTGGAAAACACCAGGTGTTTTCATTTTCATGGGAGCGTTTCCGTGTTTTCGATGCGTCTTCGACCCTATATGTAGCTTTTTAGCATACATTTTGTTTTTTTTCCCCTTTTCGGGGTTTTGCGGGGCTGCGCCCCGCGTCTTAGCCCCTTACGGGGCTATTTATTCGCTAGAGATCCAAGCTCCGCCTCGCTTTGCTGCGCATCGCTAAAGCTTCGCTGGGCTCTTTTGCTCATTTTTATTGTTTTTTTTGGCGCCCTGGGACCAGTGCGCCAGTACAGTGTCAAGTAGTTGCTGTACTTTTTGTTTTCGGTGTCCCCGATAGGCCTTCTCGCTCTGCTCGTCGGAGCTCGGGGACTTATCGAAAAGAGGGCCCCGAAGGGCCCTCAGAGTTAGCAGGTGGCGGTTCCTGCTTATTTGACGGCCGGAGGGTCGTCAGGTGTTGCGATCGGCTTTTCGATCGGCTTGGGTTCGGTTTCGCTCGCAAGCTCGCTTGCGGCCGCTTCCGCGGCCTCTGTATCGGCATCCGCCGGTATTGCTTTCAGCATTTGTTTCCCCGGTCTTGCTAGGTCGGGGAGTTTCTTCGCTAGATCATCGGCATTTGCCGGATCATTTACGTAGT